CCACGTGCGGGCGTCGTCGTAGGACTTCACCACGAGTTCGTCGATGCCAGCGCCAGCGAACCCGTTGCGCTTGAGGATCAAGAATGCGGCGATCTGCGCGCAGCGCTGTGTCACCGACTCGGACACCTTCGTGATCGGCAGTGGGTACCGCGTGCCGAGTGCGTCCTCGATGTCGCCGCTCGCTCGAATGAGCGCGCTTGCAATGACGTCGGTGCTCACGCTGGTGAGTGCCGTGCTAGGTAACTCAGTTGACAGGTCGGCGCGCGTCGCAAAGAGCTGGTGCGCCTGGCCTGTGAGCGCGAACGTGGCGGAGGTGCCGAGCGTCCAGCGCGCACGCACGTAGCGCTCGCACCGATCAAAGTTGAGTTGCTCGACGGCGGGCGCTGCACTCACTGCGGTGAAGCTGCCGAGCGCGCGCCACGTCGCGTTGTCGGGCGACGTATCGACATACACCGTGAGCGCGCCGCTCACGGCCGAGACGTACAGCGACAGCTTGACTGCGGTGCGGCTCTCAATGTCGACGCCAGCGCCCGCGCCAGCCACTGCCTCCGCCCCGAGGGCGTGCAGCGAAATGTCGCGGGCGTTGGCCATGGTGTGTGCACGCTGTGATCACGCGCGCTCGACTTCGCCGCGGTCCTTGCGGGCGTCGAAGTCTTTTTCGTCCATGCCGAACGTCTGGCCTTCGGTGTAGGCCATGCCTCCGTGCAACACGGTCTTGAGCGCCTTGACCCGCACCTGCCCAGCGGGCAATGCGTTGCTTGGGTCGGTGCTCGCGTCGACGTGCTTGGCGGTGGCTGAGCCTGGGCGACCGGACGCGTCGCCGTCGGGCTCGTTGCCCGCTAGCTTCGCGTTGTCGGTCGCGGCCGGGCCCTTGCCTGCGAGTGTGCCTTCGGGGAAGGCGTTGCCGGGAAACCCGGCGTTGGGATCTTGATCGGACGGGGGCTGTTGCTGCTGCCCGCCCTCTTCGTTCTGCCTGTCACGCTTGGCCATGAGTCACCTCGTAGGTTCAAACGACGCCAGTGATCAGGAACCCCGCGTCGGGGGCGACGACCTTGTGGTCCTCGCTCACAGAGACGCGCGACCACACACCGCCGCGCTTGCCGATGCCGGGGTCGGGCCATTCCGTGGTGAATGGATCGCCCTGCTCGCGGAACGTGCTGCCGAAGTGCAGCGAACGCACCGACGGGTTGGGAGCCACCGCAAGGATTCCAAACACGTTGCCGGTGAGCATGCGCGCGTAGCTCGCGGTCTGCCCCGCGTTGGCCGTATCCTCGCGCGCTCGGCTGACGTAGATGTCATCGAGACCAAGGAAGTTCGCGACCTGCTGCGTGGTCGCGAGGCCCGCGCCCGTGTACTTGAACAGCTCGCGAATCTTGGCGTTGTTGGTGATACCACTGTTCCAGACCGCCAGGCTGCAAAAGCCGACCTTGCGTGTCGGGGTTGGTCCCGTCCACAGCGCCGCAGAAGCGCCCTGGATGTCTTCGATCACGGTGCCGCCGCTGTTGGCGGTGGTCCATGCCGTGGTCGCCGCGGCGGTGTTGCCCGAGTAGCTTGCGGAGCTCGCGACGATCGCAAGGATTCGCTTTTCGCGCCGAAACGCGATGCCCTCGTTGATCGCTTCGACGACGTCGACCATTTCGTTCAGCGGCGCGTCTTGGTTCTGAACGATCTCGTAGTCGAGATAGTTCTTGTAGCCGTAGTCCGAGAGACTGTAGTTGTCGAAGCTGCGACCGGCCTCAAGCTCGTTTGGCGAGCTGCGGTAGCCGATCAAGTCGTCGGGGAACGCGAAGCGGTCGCGCTTGTTGTAAACGGCATACTTGCCGCTGCGCTTGCTCACCGGGATTGCCGGCATGAGGCGCTCGCCGATGTACTCGTCGTTCGCGTACATGACGGACATGTTTGCGAGCACAGCGTCCACATGCACGGCGCCCGGCGTGACCACCCGCTCGAGCAAACCGGCGGTCTCGTCGCGGTGCTGCGGGTTGAGTAGCCCGCGCACAAAGTCGAGGTTGGCGCGCTTGGCGCGCTCGAGCTCGCCGGGCGTCAAACCCTTGAGCTGCCGACGCACCGAATGGATGAAGCGCTCGTAAGCCATGCCGCGCTCAGTGCGTTGAACGGGCAACGGGGCCTGAATGATGTCATTCATGGGTGGTTGAATCCTTCTCTTGGGAGCCCGATCACTCGGTGGCCCAGCTGCGCGACGGCACCATGCCGACGAAATCGCCGGCGACGCCGGACTGAGTGAAGTACCCGACGACCTCGGCTGCCGCCGGCGTCGTCACCGTGAGCGTCGCGTCGGTCACGCCGTCCGAGACGCACTTGGCAGGCAAGCCGCGCGTCGCGCCGCCCGTGCCGACCTTGACGGGGATCGCGCCCGCGCCGGCCAGGTACGCGATCTGCACCTTGTCGCCGGCCGCGCCCGCGAGCAGTCCGAGTGCGATCACAACTCCGATCGCGCCCGCGCCGTCTGTAGTGTGCTGCACTTCGTAATCGGCGTTGCCGTCTTTGACCACACGTCCGACCGCGACCGTCTGCCCCGTCTCGACCGTGCGGGTCTTGATGAGCAGCCGCTCCAAGTCCATGTCACTTCGTCCAGCCATGGCTGTTCCCTTTCCTTGCGGCTACGCCGCTGCGTTCGCCGCCTGGTGGGCGGTGTTGACGATGTCGTTGCCCGCGTCGCCGCGTGCACCTTCGGTCGGCGGCGCTGCGGGCTGGTTCGCGCTTGCGAGCTCTTTGCCCCCGGCGCGAACGGGCTCGGTGAGCTGGTGCGCGGGGCGCGCAGCGGCCATCTTGCGCACGCGCTCGAGTCCGATTTCACGCGCGAGCAGCGTCATTTCCTCGCGCTCGGCCGGGTAGAATTTGCGCTCGACGCCGATGAGCTTGTCGATCTCGACGTCGATCACCTGCGACAGCGCCGCGTCGCGCGCCTCGGCTGCTTTCTTGAGCTCGGCTTCGAGCTTGGCGGTAGCGCTGCGCTCGCTCTTGAGCTCGGTCTCGAGCGCGGCTACGCGTTCGCGAACAGTCTTGGCATCCTTGGCGTCTGCGAGAGCCGCGTCGAATGCCGCTTTTTCTTCTGCGGTCATGGGCATAGTTCGTTCTTTCTCGCCGACACCGGCGTTCACGGCTCTGGCCGCAATGCGACCGAGTTGCTCTGCTTCCCACGCGGCCGACTTCGCCACGGCGTCGGGGTTGCTCGGGACGGGTACGACGCTGATCTCGTACAGCTCGTTTTGACCGAGTCGGAGGATGTCGCGACCGTCGAGCTTTTCCTCAGTGATCGTGCCGTACCGAAAGCCGACGCTCACCGAGCGCAACATCTTGTCGCGCATGAGGTTGTAGATGCGATCGGCGAGCGGGTTGCTTTCCGCCTTCGCGAACACAAGCGTCGCGCGCAGTTCGTCATTGACCACGGCAACGTTCTCAGCGCGACCGATGGGCAGGAAATCCTCGGGGCGTACGCCACCGCCGAGACTGAACGGCCCGTGCTCAAACCGGTTGTGATTCCAAAGCACCACCGGGTTTTTGCGGTACCGGTCGAGGCGCCAATCCTGGTCGAGGATCGTGTTGTGCGAGTCGAGCGCGCGACTGCTTGCGGTTACATCAACCGATCGCGCTTCCTCGTTGACAGATCGGATATTGATATCGACGTGTCGTCGTAAGACACCGTCCCATTGGGCTGTGGGCTCTGTGGTGGGGTCCATTTGCGTCGCGCCTTCGGCTCGGGTGCGGGTGCAGGCTCAAGCGGCTTTTTCTTGCTTGCCCGCTTCTTAATCGGGGTCTTCTTGCGGGTCGCCATTGTCGTCCTCGCCGTCCGGTGCTGACACCGGCGGCACCTGCACGGGGCTGAGCAGCTCATCCTTCTCAACGGGCTCGGGCATGCCGATCGCGTTGCGCACCCACTTGGCGGGAATGCGCAGCCCGGCGTCGCGCAGCAACTTCACGGCTTGGGCGAAGTCGCGCTGATCAACCGAGTCCTCGGTCTTGAACATCGCGACCGGCACGCGTAGGCGGCCGGGAATGTTCGCCGCGATGGCCGGCATGAACAGGTGGTAGCGAAGCACCGCCGCGTTGGAGACGCAGTCCTCTTCGCGGATGTCGGTGCGAACCTTGTCGCGCGTCTCCGTGCTTGCGCGGTCGCCGTTGGGGCCGGCCTCGGTGGTAGTGGTCTGCCCGAGTACGGCTTTGCTCAGCTCGCGGCCGAGCGTGTCGAACAGCTCCGCGTGTGTAGAGGCGCCCTGCGAGCCGCCCGCCATGCCTTTGGGCCATTCGACCGAGATGGTCGTGCCCTTGGGGTAGACCGCGACGCCTTGCGAGCCGATCTGCTCGAGCGCGCGCACGAGCGCTTCGATGTCGCCCTTGGGCGCGCCTGACTCGTACTGGCCGAGGCGCCACGGTTTCCAGCCGTACTCACCGAGCGCGAGCCAGTCGCGCATGTCCCAGTTGCGAAAGAGCGCGCCCCACACGAGCAAGCGCGCGAGGCCCTCGCGTGCGGGCACGTCGCCCACGACGCGACGTTGCAGCTGCACGATCCGCCCGGGATTCTCCGCGAGCAGGTCTACGCCTTCGCTATCAAACCGCGTTGTGCGGTAGCGCAGGCTGCCGTCCTTGGGCGAGAAGATGAAATCGCGCGCATGGATGGGTATGCACTCGACGGGCAATAGAAACCCGTCGCTCGTCTGCTCCCAGCGAATCTCGGCCGTCGCGTGGCCGTAGGTGTAGCCGCCGCCGTTGAGGTGCTGCAGCAAGAGCGGCCAGTTGCGGAACTCGTCCCGGATCCGCTTGCACAGGTCAGCTGCCTTGCGCTCGTTGCGGTTGGCGTCCTCGGGCTGCACGAAGTCGAAGTCGACGAGCGACACCGCGCGGTCGCGCGTGCTCATGACGCCCTGCAGGTGGCCGTCTTTCTG